CTTCACCATCCTTACCCATAACCAATCCAGATTTTTCTAAAGTTTTATCAATAGTAAGTTGACGCATCCTATCAACTTCAGGGTTACTCATAATCTTAAATGGTGTTCCAAGAGGACCCAACATTGCCTTAACAAAGGTCATGTTCCTCATCATACCGGGACTACCAGTTGGAATAGGGATTAATCCCTTATCAACCATGTCCTGTATAGGAGAACCTTCAGGTAGAGAATCAACTATACCATCCATAGCTTTTATATTATCATTATTAACTCTAGCAGTTATTTCTGTCATTTTCGTATAAGGTTCACTTGAAGCAACAGCAGACAGACCATCAAAAGTGCCAGCAACCGCAGAAGTTGCTCCCTCCTTAAGAGACTCACCAGCAGACATCGTTGTATCAAAAATACCTCTACCAGTTTTCTCTATCTGTCGTTGCATATCACCACTTTCATAATAATTAACTACATCATTAGCGACTTGTTGCCCTGCATTTGCAAGTCCAGTAGCAAATTGTTCACTTTGCCGATATGCACCAATCGCTGTTTGTTCTAGTGTTAACTGTGTCTGTTGCGCCAGTGCTTGCGATCCTACTGCAATACCAACTAATGCTGTTTCTATTCTTGGAATTATTTGCTCTGCTTGGTGAATCAAATGTACAAGTCTGTTCTCCAGTTGCCTCTGTACAGTGACTCCCATGTTTATTATAGGATCAGTGTAAGGTCCACCTTCTCCACCAGGTTTTTGACCAGGCGGGAGACCCATCATATCACGGTATCTTTGATCAACACCACGATAATTTGCCTTGTCTTCGTATGCTAAAACAGTTCTTATAACATCCCCAATAATAGGAAGATCCCCAAAATGCGTATTCATTCTCTGTAGGGGACTCATTTTCTCAGGACCACCTTCTCCACCAATATATCCACCACCTGCAGCATAAACTTTATTCTTCACTATTTTTGGTAGATTAGTTCCTCCACCAGCAGCGTTCATTCCTTCGAGTGCTTTAACACCATACTTTTGTACGGCACCACGGGACATAACAAACTCACCAGCAGTAAGCATTGCTGGTACTTTATCAGTTCCACCAGGACCATCTACCTCACCGTCAGTTCCAGTTCCAGATGGAACTTCAAGTTCTACTTTTGCAGGAGAAGATAGTTTTACAGTGTCGTCTTTTTTATTGCCAAAATTATCAAACAAAGAACCGATACCAGCACCGGCAGCCATTCCAAGTGGACCAAATAAAGATCCAAATGCCATGCCCTTCTGAGCACCAGACATTCCCTGGTTTCTCTCTGTATTTTTAGGAAGTGGTTCTACTTTTGGTGGTTTTGCTAATCCACCACCAGAGAATCCTTGTGTTTGGGTTTCTCCACCTCCACCTGCTAATGCACTAGTAGCAGCATAAGTACCTCCAACTGTCAATGCAGTTGTGAGCCCAGCAGCTAAAAGTTTTCCTTTTTTACCACCAAGTAGTCGTGCAAATTTTCTGGCACCCAGACCACCAACTAGTTTTTTTGCTGCTAAAAGTTTTGCAATAGCAACAGTAAGTTTTACTGCTCCACCAATTAAAGTCTTAGTAAGACTAAAGATAAATCTTCCTAGTCCAGTACCAAATACAAGATATAATGATAATAACTTAGGCCAATGTTTACCTAGAAATTGTATTATATTTTTTAATTTATTCTGATTATCTGGTTTAGATATCCAACCTATCAGTTTAACTAGAAACTTTCCAATTAATATGTTTGCAATGAAACCAAATATCCTATCAAAAATTCCTCTGACAGGTGCAATTATTTTTTGTGCTGTCTTAAATAATGCAGAGAATCCTTTCTCTAAATTACTTTCCTTAAGTTTTCTTGCATCTCTCTGTGCTTTCTTTCTATCAAACTCACCCGCTTTTTTCTTTAAATCATATTGATCCTTAAGTATATCGGCAATATTAGTAACCGACTTGGCAATTTGTTCTAAAAGATTTGTTGGTTTTTCTTTTTTCTTTGTCTTCGCTTTAGTATCTTCTTCTGCTTCAGGTGCCTGATAGGGAACTATCGCACTAGTAGGTAATGCTTTTGGTTTTGGTCCAACCTCAACCGAACCAAATTTTAATTTAGACGGATCTATTACTCCGGTTTTTACATTCTCGCGTACTTCTGATGCAGTTCCTTTCTTAAAAGTATCTGCAGATATTTTTGTCTTCTTTGCGTTGAATTTAGTATCTCTTGACTTTCTTCTTTTTCTTTCTTTTACTACTTCCTGCCTGAGAACCGTACTACGAGCATCACCCTTTCCTTTGGTTTGAAATTCAATGGTGGCAACTGCTTCTTTTAAGGCACTAAGATAATCCTCATCCTCAGAGAGGTTATCTAGGTCAACACCCATCTCTAAAAGTATTTCTAGTGGATCGGTGCTAGTCCTAGATGCCATTCGATTGCTGATGCTTTAGTTTTTCTTCTTCAAGATGTTGTTGTAATAAAGCGACGTAGATATCACGTTCCCATGGTATCATATTTTCAATCTCCGTTAATGAGTATTTATGATACTGAATCAACGAAAAATTTAACCTGAGGTATGATTCAAGGTTCATATGAACCATGCCTACGCGAAAAAAGACGCTAATCCCTCAAGTACAACATCACTCTTAACTTTAGTAGCAGGATTAGTCACAGAAACAGTATGCGATAACTTAGGCATTGTCTCAAAGAACTTCTCAATACCTTTGAACTGAGACGAGTTCATAGACTCAAGGAACTCATTGATTTCTTTCTTGGTACAATCTCCTGCTGCCCATACTTCTTCTTCACTACAAATAGATTCAATACAGCTTGCAATCAAATCAAATGATTGGTCCATCGCATTCTTATCTTCAAAGTCAAAGTTGTTTTTGATAAATTGTTCCAAAGAAGGATACTTCATTACCATCATCAAGTCATCACCAATCTTAATCTTATTATCATGTTCTTCATCTTTCTGAATTTTAATGTCATCAATATTAATTGAGACAGGAACTTCAGTTTCACCATCATCAGGACAAACAATATTGAGTTCAATCTCTTCACCAACAGACTTACCACGAATGTTTAGGAAGAGGAATTCAATATCAAATGTAGGGAGTTGTTCTACTTTGATGCCTTTTGTCTTAATACAGTTCTTAATAACACCTTTGATGGCAGTAGTAATCTGTTTGGTATCTTCACTCTCCAGAGCAATGACTAAAATCTTTTCCTCTTTTACAAGGAAAGGTCTATATTGAATTGGTTCTCCTGTCGATGGCAACTCAAGTTCATATGTTGGTGTAGCAATCTTTGGTAAAGGCATAATATCCTATAAGTATTATTTCAGTATGATTATTTAGTGCGTGTTTAAAAATTAAAACATGGAACGTAGTCTTCCACTTGAATCATAAGCAGGGCTTCCATCAGGAAGTAATAATGGTCCATCATTTACAGAACTACCTCCACTAGCACTATCTCGATCAGCGAATTGAGTCCCAGGTCCGTTAGTGCTACCACCTAGTGATGCACTAGCGTTTTGTGCGGTTTGAATTTTTTGTACTGGCGATGCTGCTGGAGGAGTTTGAGATGATTCTGTTGGAGAATCTGAAGCAATGCTAGGATCACCAGACCTTCTAACAGTATAGCGAATATAATTCATAGACACAGTACACTTCAAAAGATTTGCTGCCTCATAAGAGACTGGCATTGAATTAATTGATATTGGGAATGACCTGTAAAATTCATACTCTAGATATTGTCCAGTGGGATTCCATTGAGGATTGTTTAGTGGACTTTTAGCCTTTTTCCCATAATCCTTCTCAAACTTATATACTTTGAGTCCTCTATCAGCAGTATAATCATCTGCATAATTCATTCTATAGTAATAGTTTTTACTACCAAGGGTGTTGCGATCAGCAGATACAAAGTCTCCAGTGGTTCCTGCTCCAGTTATAAAGTCAATCCAAGTCTCAAAGAATATGATAGGTAGATAATTTTCCACATCAACATAAAAAGTAAAGTCAATTCTATCATCAAAGAATCTTCTATGTGCGTGCCTTTCAGTCACACCCGTATGATCATTATTAATCTCCATAGTCGCAATACTAGATCCTGGTAGAACTGCCTCAGAGCAGAGTAAGTTCAGGGTTTCTTGACTAGTACCAAATGTAATACCAGCAGACTTAAGTTTCTGAGTGAAAGCACTAGCTCCCGTTGCTCCCCCAGAGGGCAAAGCAAACTCTACTAGAAAATGTGATGTTATTGATGGTCTTAGTATTGATGACTTAATATCATCAACTGTTTTTACGCTAGGCATCTATAAATAGTTTTTTACCTTATATACTATGTATGGGAGAAAGCATAAAAAGTAAATACAAACCTTCGCATCCAAAGAAATATAAAGGTAATGTTGAAAACATCATCTGCCGTAGTAGTTGGGAGCGAAAGTTTTGTCGTTACTGTGATCTAAACGAAAATATTCTTGAGTGGGGTAGTGAGGAGTTTTACATTCCATATGTATCTCCAGTCGATCGACGAGTTCATAAGTATTACCCAGACTTTATTATTAAAGTCAAGGAGAGTACAGGCACAATTAAAACTTACGTGGTAGAAGTAAAACCAAAAAGAGAAACTCTACCACCAGTGCCAGGTAAAAAGCAAAAGAAAACTTTGATACGTGAATGTACAACCTATGCAGTCAACCAAGCAAAATGGAAAGCTGCTGTTGAGTTCTGTGCTGATAGAAGAATTGAATTCAAAATAATCACAGAGAAAGAACTCGGAATCAGATGAACCGTATCGAACCCATACTCACAAAATTAAATGAGACCATGGACACTGAAGATCAGATGATACTGATCATGGATGCTCTCAATGATACCGTTACTCCTGTCCCTGATCCTGGAACTCTCTGCACATTTTTATACCAA